TGCTTTTTCTAAGCCAGCAAGATCAGTAGCAACAACCATGGCGGGATACAGAAGCATACCAGCAAGAGAGAACCACGCCATATTTCTTTGTGCGTCTCGCATTGCATCGGCATCTTCTAATTCCTTACGTTTAAACTCCATATACATCGCATGCTCTTCTTCACTGACTTTACCATCACCATTCGTATCTGCTGGATGAAATTCTTTTTTTTCTTCGTCAGCCATTTGTTTCTCCTATTTGGTTTGTACAACATCAAATCCCACAGGCGAAACTGTCTTGATCTCCACTAATCTACCATCCGTTGTTCTTAACTTAAAATGTGTCTCACTCACTTTGACAAGTTTCTTACATACATAAGTCTTTGGTTTGTTTGTAGTTACTACGTTACCATCTTTTGTTAAAGTTTGGTGCTGAAAATAGATAGTGACTTCCCACTCGTCGTGCAGCCACACATCTATCTTATGTTTTATTTTATCCCATATCTTCATAAGGTTATTTATTCTCTTTAATTATTCAATGGATTATCAAGTATGATTTGAATCTTTTCTTCGAGATCCTTTCTCGTCTGACGCAAATCTTCATCGAGCGTTCTCATGCGCTCGTTAACCTTCAACTCAATATCATATACATCATCACGCAATTCGCGCTGTGTAGTATTTGTCTGGTCGTCTACACGTCTAGCAAGTGCCTCGACCTTATCGAGATCATCAGTAAGGCGATCATCAGTTAATTCTAATTTCTTTTCCAGCTGATCCATTATCTCACTGAGTGTATTCATTGTTTCTAACTGTACTGCTAACTCTTGTTCAATATGAGACAGGTCAGGAGCCACATACTCCTCGATCTGTGCTTTCATATTTCGATAGTCATTATAAAATTCGAATGCTCCCCACGCACCACCACCTAGGGTTGATAATGCTGTCAACACGACAAACATCTTACCACCCTTAAATGTCATGCCAGCAAATTCAAATTCTGCCATATTTCTTTGCGACCTCTGCTAATTTTCTACATGTAGTTCTGATGATAATAGCCCCATTTTCATCGTATATCGTATACCATTTCATTGCGCAAACTCCTTCAGTCTACTTTTTCTTTGGTCATATAGCAATTATGTTCTTGGTCTCTTACCCAAGATAATTCCTGTATGATACGATTATACCATTGCTTATCGTATTCATCTTTTGCTTTATCCATATCGGAGGCAAGTTGACTGATACGAATATCAATGTATTCTACCATTGTATGTTGTTTTCCTCGCCTCATAAGATACTCACAAAGCCGGCAATAAGTAAACCACAAAATATAAAGAAGCCGGCGATGGCTGCTACATCAATATAAAATGCTTTTTTACGTGCAGCTGCTTGTGCTGCTTCAATTCTACGTTGACGAATGACTCGTCTTTCTCTCATCATATCTTCGTAGAATTGTTGTTGTCCAGTATAAAGCAAAAATTCGTATAGTTCTTTTTCGAGTTGCTTTATCTTGTGTCGTGCTGCAGTGACTTGTAGTGCCTGTGCTTCTACACTACTTCCACCAAACAATGATCCGACCATAGATGGATTCTTTACATGCATATCTGCTTCAGCTAATGTTTCTTTAGCATCAAAAAATTTCGCAAATACATCGTACATATCTTCGACCTCTCGGCCAGTCTCAATTGCATTCTTTATCATATTATAGGCAGATCCAGCCATGCTCAGCGCGGCTGCTATCTCTACCATTTTAGTCTCCTACTATAACATTTCCTGCGGTTGGTGCTTCAAACTGAAGATTTTTTAACATCTGAATCTCACGCTGCAGCTTGAGCACTTCTAGTCTCTTTTTTTCAAGTTCTAATTCATATAGTCTATTACAATTTAATCTCTTTTTTGGTGCACCAATAGGAATAGTAATTCTACCATATACACCAATATCTCTTAAAAACTCATCTTGATTATAGTTCAGTGTAGGATCATTATTAAATTGATACATAGGATCATTTTGATTTAAGATACCTACAACACCAAACTCTACGTTTGTCGATGAACCAATTGCTGCTGAACATTCTACATCACCTGCTCGCACTCTATCAGATTGGAAACTTTGAGGAGCATTGGGTATAGCAATGTTGACACCAGTATTTTGTGCAAAGACAAAAGAAGGTAGTAACAATAATAATGTCAATAATTTTTTCATTTTTGTATTTTCGAACATATTCTAGATGAGACTAACGACGCTGTATTTTGACGCTTTACAATTTGTGTCCGTGAACAAATGTATACAACTCTGTCGAGATCTTCTTCTTTTATGTATATATTTATAATTTTTCTTTCTAGGTAAGCTACATGTGTAGTACGTTCATATGATGCCCAAGGCACATGATTAAAGTTTTCGTCAAACACGTCAAATGTAAAATAATTAACGTCAGCACGAGAATTCCACAGGGTCATATTAACCTGATAAATTCCTTCAGCCCATGATTGCTCGAACTTTGGATAGGTGGGAGTCCATGAATGGCCCCAAACGGGACCACTCAGGACTAACAAAAGTGCCATGATATAGCGCATGGTTTAGAGTGCTATACAGTTAGCTTCCACAATAGAGGTGTAAGTACCACCTGGAAGTGCTTTGCTATAACCATAGTCAGCTTCTGAACTGACCTTAAACCACGTGCTACCAGCGATTGACAGATCTACTTCTGTCGTATTATCGTATTCGATCTTATCAGTATCATACGCAGACATACCAGCATCTGACACAGCCTCAACTGAAGTGGATCCAGTCCATGTTACTGTATCATTGAGTGCAGGACTCTGAGAGAAAGAGATAGGATGAGAAATAACAGCTTTGTATGCATCGGCGAGTACTACATCGAAGCGTACAACCGGTTCTACACCACCGTCAACAGCATCAGTTGAAAGAATGCTTGCTGAAGGGTTACCATACACACCTTGCTTGTCGATGGTAACTACACACTTTGACTCAACGTTACCAATGATAGGAACGTCGGCAGCCTGTGCGCCGATGGCCATCATAGCAATTGAAGCGGCCAAAATTTTCTTGAACATTAACGTTCTCCTTTATATTGTGATTTGACTAATTTGTCATGAAGTAAGTCTTGCGCATATTGTAGTCTACGTCCCCGATTATTTCTAGGCAACGTAGCATCTTTGAGTTGCACTGTCTCATTGTATACTGTATCTGGCAGTTGATTATAATATATGTTTGAGAACTGATTCAAAGCCATCTGCTGTTGATGTTTTGCAGTGTCTTGTGCATTCTGTAAGGAACGACCAACTATTCCTAATACAGTTTCGAGATCAACCTCTTCATCTTCATTATCTTCTTTTTCAGACATTCTTTGTCTTTCACGTTCATCTTCATCTTCGTCTCTCATAGTCATTTCCCGATCGATCTCATCTTGTACAAATTGGTCATCCAATGGATCGACTGGGTCAACTGATGGTATATCAGGCATTTCTACCTTATATCCCGGACATGATGGATCCGCCTGTGGATCAAAACATGTATCATACTGATAAGTGTAAACCACTACTGGATCAGTGACTTTACCTTCACCTTCCCATACTATTGAGCCATCTCCCCAATAATCGATAGGAACTCCACCAACACCAACTACTTTGTTGATAGAATTACCTGGCAATCCTGTCCAGTCGTCGGTCTCTCTGAATATGTAACCACCGTCGACTGCATTTTCATTTTGTACTGTCACAAACAATGGATCATCAATATCCTTAATTGTAGTGTAACGATACAAAACTGTATTGACTTGCAAACCTGCCTGCTGAGGCAAAACATTGTTCATTACCCATGCATATCCATTCTGTGCTGCATTGGTCGTTTGACCAAATACTTGTTCAGAGTAGGAGTAAGAGGGCGAGTAGGCCAGCAATACCACCACCAGCCATTGCAGTTTCTTTAGTCTGCTCATCCATATCTTCCTTTAATTCTACTTCTTCGGGACTTGAGGATACTCCTTGTGCTTGCCATGCGGCTTTTGCTTCGGGTCCAATAAGTCCATCGTATGGACACGGCGTACCAGCATTCATCATTGCACTAAAGACCCTAGAGTCTTGGCACATCAATGATACTGCTGCTACTTTCATACCCATATCATATAGAGTTTTGGCATTCTTCAGTCGTTCACAGTTTTCATCAGTAAATTGAGTACCTGTAGAAATACCGAGAATTTGTGTTTGTACTGCTCCAGCCACACCAAACGTACAAAGATCTGAGTTTGACGTATTGATTGTAGGTGTGATTGCTGAAGCCGGAGGAGACTTCAGTGTTGTAGTAGTATTACCGTTTGTCGTGATAGTGCTTGTAGTTGTCGACTCAGTTCTTATCAGATTAGGATCTACAGCTTCTTCTTGCGCCAATGCAGCAGGTAGCCAAGATACTAATAAAATAACACCAATTCCAACGCACAAGATTCTGATCAAGCTTGCGTCTAGTTTATCCATTGTATTTTACCTTAATAATTTATTATTATATTATATAAAACAAGGTGATCCAATGATAAATCAAGGCTCCCGTTGGGCGACGAGGTGGGAGCAATCCTCGGAAGATCATGCCGCTAAGGCTACATCTCCATAGTAGTTGTCATCGTTTGCAACTATTTGTTTGAACCCTGTTTTGACAGACGGCGTTCATCGTCTGATTCTCTACATTGTTTTCAGTCGCCCGTCGATTCCATAACGCCCCCATCAAAAGTAGTCTCAGCGCAGTGATGCCCCCTCATCCGTCGATGGGCAGGTCAACAGTGATAAAACTACTTTTGGTGGAGGCGAGGGGATTTGAACCCCTGTCCGCACTTCTTATTTACAATGTTTCAACGAATACCTGTCAAAAACCTGTCAATTAATTGACAGGTTTCTAGATTTATTTATACTTTTTTCAATTCAAAGATAGCATCAACTTCATCTAAATCTAGTAAATCTTTATCAAGCGAGTCCATCATCATTTTTAATGTTTGATAAACATCATCCGGATCATCACCAAAGACATTTACTGGATTTGATGTATAGTATTTGATAGATCCATCATCATCGTAATATACTTCGTGGATATAAAACCCATATCCTCGATTTTTAGATCTAAAACAAATTCTATAGTTCCAACTCATATTACCAAGCCAGTTGTAGCTTGTAACCAAGCTTTTTCTACTTCATCACTACTTTCTACAATAGCAACAATCATATTACGATAGACTTTAGCTTCTTTAGTATTTGGAGCTCCAGTCATACATATTCCTGGAGCAAATCCCATACCCTGCTCTGTTTGAACAAAAGTCCGCGGTGATTCTAGAGTAATACCACCATCATCTTTTTCTTTATACCGTCCTACAATTTCTCCAACTGGAGTTAAAACAGTAACTACATCACCTTTATTAGACATCATTTTCCTCTTTTATTGATTGCATAATTTCTTCACTAATTCTTTCAATTTCTTTGTCACTCATTAAATCAAAAGTTTTAGCAACACCTTCTATTCGACCTTGCTTAACACCAAAATATTTACCAGCATAAAAAGCAATAGCCAACAATGATGTTGCAATAAATGTATGTTCTAATCCGGTCATTTCTTTTTGCCTATAGTCCGTTGGTGGTTTTTATATTTATTACCATATGCATCTTCACCATTATAATATAATCTACCAGATTGGTGTGGTTTTTCTGTATCTGGGCCGGTTCTTAACTCTGAGAACTTAAGTTGTATATCCCATTCTTCTTTTAAAACTTCTTCATCAAAAAGATCCATTGCATTTACAACCTTAAACTCTTCAACAAAAAATCTTGGAATAGGCATAAAGGCGCTAATGATTGTTCCTTTTGGAATAAAGATTTTTTCATTTGGTTTTGTCATTTTAAGATTAAAAGTAAAATCTCTTCTTAAATTATCTGTTTCAATGACACCGGTTAAGTTTCTAATTCCGTGATTAATAATATTTGGTGGATCCATCGTTATTAAATTAATATTAGGTGGAGTTCTTAATGTCCAATTATTTTGAATTGTAATGATTCCATCACCAAAGTGACTATTAATATGTTGACGGTTATTTTCACTTTCACCAAATTCTATTACAGTATCTTCTAAATCTCTGCCACCATTCCATTCAGCCCAAAAATTGTATTGAGTTTTTACACCAAAGCCGTATTGATTACCTATTGTAAGTGGTAGGCAATAATACGCGTGAGTACTAAACCAATCACGTTTTTTCATACCTGCAAAAGGAACAATAACATCATCTAAATTACCTTCCTCTGCATGATGCGGCAAAGCGGCAATAGTATTTTCTGGTATAATCATCCTAAAGATATTCCTGTTTCTGACCAATGATCATCACTGTGTTCTTTTTGTGAAGTATAAAAACTACACAAAGTATATCTTATTCCTTCTGTCACTTCTCTCACACCATGCAAATATTCTAACGTGCCCGGAAAAATTACAAGCATTCCTGGCTTAATTTTTGGTGAAAAGTTTTTATTAGGAAAATGTATTTCACCACCAGTAAAATTATCATTGAGATAAATTATACTAGCATATTCACGATATGGGAACGGATGAGGACTTCCATCTGGTTCTTCTGCATCAGCATGAGGTGTGAGTTCATATCCATCAAACCAACGTACAAACTGACAAAGATCTGAATACATTATATCTTTGTCGAATATAGATTTAATGATTTTAATAACACGCTTTCTTTGTTGCCACATAATATTTGCCATATATGGATGACCATCTTTATGCACTTCATGCGCGTTATAAAATCTACCATTCCAAAAGTCTACATCTTCATAACTATGGTTCCACCACGTTTCTTCTGGCACCTGTGTAATAAATTCGTAAAGGTGATTAAGATATCTAGGAGACAAAAAATCTTCAACGATAACAATGTCATCAACTCTGTCTGTAGTAATTTCAGTTATCATCTATGTGCTACAGTATAGTCATTACCATCATGTTTGGAGCATTTGAAAGTTTCCTTTTCTCCAGTTTCTTGATTGTCTATGTAAAAACCACCCCCATCAATACATGTATCCCACAATGTTCTTAAAAAATCATCCATTGCTTCTTTACGTGTAACTGTATTCTCAACATCAATCATAATCTTATGCACTTCTTCTCTTTCTTCGAGTGCAAATTTTAATTTATCTTCCCACACATTTTCAGTATTTGCTGTACCAACAGCAAGACCAATTATAAAGAAAAATAAGTACATTAAAAATTTCATTTGAACGCCAACACAAATAAGATTAGTAGTAAAAGAACATTAGTGAATCCAATTTCTATAGCAAGAATAGTATGATACCACACCCAACGTGCTTGGTAAACTTTATTGACCTCACCGTCTTGTGGCAATTTTTCTACTATAGCTTTATCTATAGGATTTTCTTCAACCGGCTTTTCCAGTTGTTTAATAACGTTATTAAACCAATTCACGATTTATGGCTCCCATGTTTCACACTTAAGTGAAGGTTTTGCATTAGTGTGATATATATCACATTTGCGTTCTTCAAAATCAACAGGCCTTAAAAAACTCCAGTCGGTAGTTTCCCACGCTACTACTAAAAATGGTAACATTGCAATAATTAATAAATCTTTCATGCGTTGTTTAGTCATACCATTTTCCTCTATTTGGTCGGAGTAGCAGGATTCGAACCTGCGACCTTCCGCTCCCAAAGCGGACGCACTACCAAGCTGTGCTATACTCCGTTTCTTTTTGCAAAATATACTCGCGTATAATACTTTCGAGTGATTGCAAAAATAGAAAACGCTATTGTAAAAAATAATGTTGTTTGTGCTGCTGTCATATTATAATAAAACGCAATATTAATAAACAAATAATTTAAAGGAACGTTAATTAGTGCAGCAACAATAGTATCTGTAATTGCTTCTTTAAATGCTTCTTTTTTCATATACTTCCTCAACCATAGGTATATACTACCATAGTTGAGAAATAAAGTAAACTGTTAAAATAAACAAATATTTTCTTGATCAATAGGTTTTTCAAAGAGTACATTATAACCAATGCTGTGTTCATACTCACTCAGCTGACTCATTATATATCTTACTCGTTGTAGGTGTTCATGATTATCAGTGGGCGGTGGCTGTTCTTCAATAGGTTCTAAACAAAAACATCCACCATTAGTTCCTAGGCTTATGGATTTACCTGTTTCAGGTATTACAATTCTTTCGCTACGATCTGAAAATCTTCCAGTTGAGAGATCAGCATAAGACATGATTGTTCCGTAGCCACCATAGATACCTTGGTATTCTGGATTATTTTCATTTGGATTATAACCGGGTAAGTTATATCCAAAACCATATTCAAAAATTGGTACATTTATTGCGTCATCCCATTCGTGCTCTAATCCTAATAAGTGACCAACTTCATGTACAAATGTTTCTGATGCTCGTTCATAATATCGAGTTGTTTCGCCTTCTTGAAATGTATCACCATAAAAACATTGAGAAATACCTCGAGTATAATCTAAACCATTTGTTGCATCTAACTGAGCTACACCACATGCAATAGGATTTTCTGGTCTCTTTTTAAAGAGAAATGCTAAATCTGCATTTGCACCGCGCTGCCTTTCATCTATTTCATTATAAGGAGATCTACCATAAAAGAAATCATAGTACTCACCTCTTAAGTCAGTATTTTGTGTCTGTACTTCCCAAATTCCTGCTAGGCGTAATCTTATATCAACATTAGATTCAGCAAAATAAATGTTTGCTTGTTGTAATTGATATAAAACAAATTCTTCATCTTCACCTAAGGCAACATCAAGCGCGACTAATATATCAATAATAGCAATACCATCATTATTTACATCGTAAGGATAACTTACTGATGACTTTTGTTTAATACCATCACATGTAGTATATTCAAAACGACTATCACCGGTGTCTGTGTACGTAGTAGGACACTCGGTTGGTTCTTCCATTTGTAATTGTTCCCAACATTCTTGTGCTACTGGCTTGACACGTTCTGAATATGAACCACCTTCGCCATCTGCATAATCCTGTATTAGATCGTCACGTAAAACATTGTCAATAGTATTAAGTAATTCTAAAAATCTTTCTTCTGGTGTTATTAACGCACAGTATGATTCGCCAATTGGAGTGCCACGCTCAAGTGGACCTTCATAACCACATTCCTCAGATTTTTCTTGTTCTGAACGTACTTCACCACCCTGTCCATCAGCTGTAATTGTAACTTTAGTTGTATCTTCACAAAACTCATCAAGCAATGTACCTTCTGTTGGTGGTTCTACATAACCACACTGTTCTGAGTTTGGAGTTTCTTGTTGAGTAGAACCGCCGTTACCATCTGCAATTGTTTCGATGAGTGTTGTTCCATTACATGATGTTTCTAAAACAGTTCCTTCTGTTGGATTAGAAGGTGGCGCTATTACTGCTGTTTCTTCTGCACCTCCACCGCCACCGCATCCTGTTAAAAGAAGTAGCGTAAATAATATTTTTTTCATTTTTTATTATCCTTTTCTTTATTTTTACGCATCACTTTTTTACGACGTCTATACTTTTCATTATCTTCTCGTTTACGCGTATAGTCGTCTAAATCGTCTTTAAAGCTTTCACTAATACTTGGTAAAGACTCTTCTTCTTTTGTTTTGTATTGCCACTCATCTGTATGACCAACACTCCACTTTGGTTCAGTTTCAACTGCATAGTTTTGTGTACATACTTTAAAATCTGGCTGAAGAAGTTTGTCAGGCGTTAGACTTGAATCTCGCCAAATAACTCTATTATTTGGTTGAGCAGCAAATTGGCCATTGTCTAGTCTTATAACGTTAAATGATTTGTGCTCAGGATCTTCTTCACTAAAATTAGTATTTAAAATAGAATGATCTCTGTGGCAATTATCAATTGTAAATTCATATTCGCCGGCGTGCATATTCTTATCTTTACCAAAGAATTCGCAACGAGATAATATTGGTTTTTGTACTACAGTAATATCGTAGTCAAAGCAATCCCACAATTGTAGGACATCGAGAGGAAGGAGATCTCCGTGGTCTGTTTTCCAAACAAACGCTGAGATTGGAAGTTTGTCGTATAAAGCACCATAATCAGTGAGAAGTGTTTCAAAGTATAATGCTTTATACATTGTACTTTTAACACTAATCCACACACCTGGTGTAAATTCACCATGGCCTTTTTCTAAATCATACAAATATTCTTTACGAACGTAAACTGAAATGGGTGGTAAAGGATGAACTAGAAATGCCATAATTATTCTTCTTATTGATTAGTGTAAGGTGCAAACTCCATTTCAAAATTTTGTGCAGCTTTTATATTTTCAAACATAAAAGAATGCTGATAAATGTCAGTATATGATTTGAAGTGCCATTCATATTTTTCACATTGTTTCTTACACCAATCTTTACCAGCAGATTCTAAATCACTGTGCAATGTAACCACAATCCCCGGCATCCATTTTCTTTTATAATCAAATATCTGCTGTGGTGTCATAACGAATATTCTAAATTAACCTTGCTATGTTTTTCTTCATCTGCACGAATACAAATCACCATGTCTGCAAGTTTTGCATCTTCTGGTAAATTATAATATTCAATGGCCAGCTGTGGAGCTGGAACATTTTCTATCTCACCTTTATTTATCAATGATAGATATTCAGTGTAACTTTTGACTGCTTCTGCCTCAAAGTAATGTGTCATTCTATGAGCAGTTTTTGGTGAAATCAAATAAGTAATAAGATAAAAGTGCCAAAAAATAAATTGTGCAAAAACAATTAACCAACGTTCAAACCGATTAGGATTAACAATTTCAATAAAAAACATAAGATGTTTACGCTCATTTTCAGCTTCAGCTAGCATTTCATGGATCATTGTTCCATTGCCGCGCTCCATTTTACGAAGACTGCGTAAATGGACTAACATACCTGCTACCATGCCAGGAACACCGGCTACAGTTTCAAGCACAACAGCACGATGGCCATAACGTTTAGCAAAGAACGTGTCAGCAAAGAACCGAAAGAACATCGTCATTGATTTTGCAAACCAATCTCTCATCGTGTTTCTTTCAAGATTTTATCTACACCTTCGACCATTTCGAGGGCATGCACGAACTTATCGACTTGCTCTTCGACTGCGCCAACTAAATCAGGGTGCTCACCGATGCCGACTGCCTTTTCATATACCTCGATATTTACGAGTGCTTCTTCACAAATTGCTGCGTGCTTAGCTCGCACTGCTTTCAGTAGTTTGTCTTTCATCTCTGCTCCTACATTGAACTACGGTTTCTTCTCTTACAACTACACCTTGCATTGGATATGGTAGTCGTTGTTTCTTCTCTATAACAGTTGTGTACCACTCAAAACACTCACCTTGTTCTTCTACATTCGAACAAGCTGGTATGAATAATGCAAAGAGCGCTAGCCCTCTTTTTCCAAGTCCCATACGCATTTGTTTTTCCTCGGATCTGGTTGAGATCTCTTTACCCATAGATGGCCGTTCTTTTCAGCATCTTGAAATGTTAGTGCTGTAATAAAGAATGCGGCGATTACTAATAAGTGTCCCCCTACACTACCGATACCAAAATAAATGGTATATCCTGCCCACAAAGTAAACACAACAGTCCACATCACTGACAAGTAAAACATCAGAATGAATTGTGTGAATGCGTTTGGAATGTGGCGCAGTGGATTGACCTTTAAACTAAAGAAAAAGTTGTACAGGTCATAGATTGCAAAGCCTAATTTCTTAAACATTAGAACTGATCCTCTTCAGTCGAACCTTTCATAGCTGCGGTCGATGATGAACCTAAGGCATTTGCAATTTGATCGAAGTAACCAACACCAACCTCGCGTTGATGCTTCGTACTTGTGTAGCCAAATTGTTCAGCAGCGAATTCTTCTTCTTGCAAATAACTATAAGCTAGCATGCCCATTTTCTTATAAGCTCGAGCAAACTGAAAGATAGCATGATTCGTTGCATGGAAACCAGCAAGAGTAATAAACTGGAATTTAAAACCCATCTTACCGAGTTCATATTGGAAGTCTCGTAATTCTGCATCACCAGGAATTGACTTACGCCAGTTAAATGATGGTGAACAGTTATATGCAAGCATCGCGTCTGGTACTGATCCTCTTACAGCATCAGAGAATCGCTTTGCTTCTTTAAGACATGGTTTAGAAGTTTCACACCATACGAGGTCAGCGTATTCAGCGTACGCTGCACCACGTTCACAACCAAATTCTAGTCCTCGACCTTCCTCGATTTGGTAGAATCCGTCTGAGGTTTTTCCAATTGTTGATGCTCCGCCTGCTGAACCATATCGTTTGACATATTTTTTGTCGATGACGTGTTGGTCAGAGACCATGAGCTTAGCCGATTCTGCGTCGGTTCGTGCGATGATAACAGTATCAGTATCAGCCACATCAGCAGCAAGCCTTGCAGCGTTGAGGTTTCGAATAGCTTGGTCAGTAGGGATGAGGACTTTTCCTCCGAGGTGTCCACACTTTTTGGCTGAGGAGAGTTGGTCTTCGAAGTGGACGGCCGCTGCGCCTGCCTCAATAAGATTTCGTGCCAATTCGTAAGCATTTAAGACTCCTCCAAATCCAGCTTCTGCGTCTGCTATAATCGGTGCGAAGGAAAACCCGGTTCCCTTCTCGGCATATTCGATTTGATCTTGTCGTCTAAAGGCGTTATTAATATTACGAACGACGTCAGGAACACTATTAACAGGGTAAAGGCTTTGATCAGGATAGAC